GACAAACGCGCGAACAGGTTCGCGATGAGGTAACGTCCGCTCTCTCGGGGGCGATCCTTATCGGCAACAACGTCTTGCGCGTGATGTCAGATGCGCAAGCCGGTCTCTGCCATCTGGTGCTGCGTTTTATAGATTGGCTAGCGCTCCAGCTTTTACCAGACACCGCCGAGACCGAATGGCTAGACCGTCACGGAGACATCTGGCTAGTCAACTCGGACGGCACCACCGGCCGCAAGGCTGCAACATTGGCGCAGGGCACCGCCACGGTTCTCGGCGCGCCTGATGTTGTCATCCCAGTTGGAGCGCGATTGTCTTATGGCGGTGTAGTAGAATACGAAGTCATTGATGAAGTGATCTTGCTTGATGATGCGCCAACTCCAATCGAGGTGCGAGCGCTCGATCCCGGAACAGTCGGCAATATCCAATCTGGCGCTACTCTTACCTTTCTTCAGCCAATCGACAATCTGACCGAGAATGCGCGGGTTGAGTATATTGGCGGTGGTGCAGAAGTTGAGAATGACGACAACCTTCGCATTCGCGTTCTCGAGCGCATTCGCGAGCCGCCAATGGGCGGCGCCCAGCATGACTATGTGCGTTGGGCAAAAGCTGTGCCGGGTGTCACCCGCGCTTGGTGCGCTCCAAATGAAATGGGAATAGGCACAGTCACTGTCAGGATCATGTGCGATGAGACGCGCGCGGACAATGATGGCTTTCCCTTGCAGGAGGATCTTGATCGTGTCGCAGCTTACATCGATCTCGTGCGGCCGGTTGCGGTGAAGGATCATTGGGTGTTGTCACCAATCCGGCAGCCAATTGATCTCCACATTATTGACTTGGCGCTGGACTCGCCCGATGTGCGCGCTGCGATTGAAGATAGCATCAACGATCTCTTGCTCGAAGTGGCAGCTCCCGGCCAAACGATATTCGCAGCTTGGAAATATTCGGCCGTGATGAATGCGCCGGGCGTTATCTCATTCAAGCTCTCAACTACCGCTGATGACGTGATGCCGAGCAACGGTCACATGGCAGTCTTGGGCGATATTATTTATGGCTTCACTTATACCCCCTGACAAACATGTCCGCCGAAACGGTAGTGATTATCTATCGGCGTTCCTGGACCTACTGCCTTGGGGCATTGCCTGGCCGCGCGAGGCTGGGTCAGTACAATATTGCGTACAGAAGGGCCTGAATAACTTCTGGGGCTTTGTCGATAGTCGCGCTGCGGACCTGCTCGAGCTCGAGAGCGATCCGCGCAAGACTGTAGAATTGCTACCGGATTGGGAGCGTGCTTGGGGCTTACCCGATCCATGCTGGCCGCAAGTTTTTACGATTGCGGAACGCCAGCAGCAACTCGTTTTCAAAATGACTTTCAGAGGCGGGCAGTCGCGCGCCTTTTATGAATGGGTGATGGATTGGCTAGGCCATGAAATCGTCATCGGCGAGTTCGCGCCGTTCATGGCTGGTGTCTCGCGCGTTGGTGATACGAGGCCAAGTCCGGAAGAGAACTTTCGCTGGTACATCGGCCCGCCCGAGATGCGGTTCTACTGGTTCGCGCATGTCGGCGAAGCAAGCCTAGATTGGTTTCGTGCTGGTCAAAGCCAAGCTGGTGTCCACCACCATCTTGAGATCGGCATCCCGACCGAGCTGGAATGTTTGTTGTTGCGATGGAAACCCGCGCACACAGAACTGACTTGGGACTTTTCAGACTTGGCAGAAGGCGGCCCGATGCAAGGTACGCCCTAGGAGGAATGCGATGAAATATGTTTCGCCTTACGGTGTCGCCGACCCGAACGCGCCGTATATCAACGGTGACCCAAGTCAGGGGCGGGAGGGCTCGATCCCGCCCGCTGAAGCGTTTGAACATCCCATGCGTGAGATCACCAACATGATCTCAAAGGCCGGGATAAATCCTTTATCGAGTGATCTGTTTCAGCTTTTGAAGGCCGTGCGTAACGGCCGGGTCATCTATGGCGTTGATACTGGCTCTGCCAACGTCGTGTCGATCGCGCTCGATCCACCGCTCGATGTATATCAACCCGGCTTGACGATGCGGGTGCTGATTGCGGTCAGCAATACCGGCGCGGCGTCGCTCAATATCAACGGCATTGGTTCGCAGCCGATTGTGCACAGCGACGGCTCGCAGCTAGGCGCTGGCGATATCCTTGCCGGTCAAGTCGCCACCATGATTTATGATGGCGCGCATTTCCAATTGATCCCGGGAAGCAAAACAACCGGCTTCAAAATCCCGTTCACCATCGACACCGGTACAGTCAATCACGTCATCGCGAACTACACGCCGGCGATTACCGCGCTCGACGGCGGCTTGCTGCTCGAGGTCAAGATCGCCAATACCAACACCGGCGTTGTCGATATCAACGTTGATGGCTTGGGAGTGAAAGCGCTGGTGCGCCCGGATGGTACCAACCTGACGGCTGGCGAGCTCGATGCCGGCGCTGTGGTCATCATCATCTACGATGGCACGCGCTTCCAGTTGGCCAGCATTGTGTCGGCGGCCGGGTTTGCAATCCCATTTGCGGTTGATACCGGCACCGTCAACAACGTCGTTGCCAACTTCGCGCCACCGGTCTCGTCGCTGGTGCCCGGCTTTACCTGCGAGGTTCTAGTCAAGAACACCACCACACTTCCGGCCGTCACCCTCAACGCTAGTGGACTTGGACCCATCGCGATCAAGCGTTTCGATGGCGAGGTGTTCGAGAAGAATGAGTTGTGGATCGAAGGGCTCTATCTGTTTGTCTACGATGGCACGCTCTTCCGGCTCGTCAGCGGTCCGCAGTACGCCACCACGGCCGAAGCGGAAGCTGGTGTCTTGTGGCACAAGTTCATCAGTCCAGCGACGATGTGGCGGTCGCGCACTCAATACATTGGGCGTGCTGGTAGCGTCCATATTTACTTCCCGGCGGGCTCGCTGCTTACCGTCACCAACATGTACGAGCTCAGAGGATCGTTCTTCCGCGATCCGGCGTCGGGTTCCAACAATGCCGGTTTCTGGGTTGGACCTTTGGACGCTGGCATATGGGAATGCTTCGGCTACTTCGGCGCTGCGCCGTACACGCCGGGCTACCAAGGGCCCGGTTCGTTCCAAGCTGAGTTCTTCGTCAATGGTGGTTCGGCTGGTGCTTTGACTTACTGCTGGAACGGTGATGGCTCTACCATCGGCGTCACCGTGACGCAGCAGTTCAACTTGGTTGCTGGCGATAACGTGACGCTGGTGGCTTACCAGACCACTGCCTATCCGTACATCTACGGCTCCACGCAGTTGAATGCTTATCGCGTTAGCAGCCCATAAGGTGCGCTGAGATGACTATCACGTCCAGCCCTCCGCTCACCAACCTATTGGCGATGCCGCTCGCAATCCTCCAGGTGCAGACTGGCACCAACGAGGATTGGATCGACTCCGTCAAGTATGTTGTTGACACCGGCGAAACCGATCCGCCCCAACTCGATATCAGAGGTATCCTCTTTGAGATGGAGGTACGCCGGCAGACTGATGACCATGAGGTGGTGATCTCAGCTACGACCGAAGATGGCACGCTCGCGATCGGCGAGGCGCCAGACTTCGGCTTCTTCTTATTCAATATTGATAAGGAGGTCATGAAGCGACAGACCCCGGGCAAGTACGTAGCGGACGTGGTTGGCATCGATGCTGAGTTCAGGCGCGTTACCATTCAGATCGACCTGACCATCTTTGAGGGAATAACGCGGTGACCATTATCAGCCTCGAGGTCATCAATCGCGGTCCCGTCATCATTGATGGCGAACACATACCGACTGCGATTGCGATGTCTGCGCCTTATGGAGCGCGCGGACCGATCATCTATGGCACCAGCAACAGTACACATTTGATTGGTGGCGCATTTGATGATCGCACCTTCGTACTGAATGAGTATGGTCTGGGCTTTGGTCCCGGCATTCGGATACGGGCTTCCGCACTCGATGACGTCTCTCGGTGGATGGAAGGTATTGTCTCCGAGTACGTCGGCAATAACCTTGTCATAACCACAGACACGTACCACGGCACCGGCACCTACAGCTCGTGGTCCATCAACGCCGCGGGCGAAAAGGGATCGACTGGTCCGGTAGGCCCGCAAGGGCCGCAGGGTACTCCTGGCACCCCGGGCGGTCCCCCTGGTCCGCAAGGTCCGCAAGGTCCGCAAGGCGCTCCCGGCGTGCCCGGTTCTCCGGGCTTGCCCGGTCCTACCGGCCCGCAAGGCGAGCCCGGCACTCCCGGCGGTCCCCCTGGCCCTACCGGCCCTGCTGGTCCTGCTGGCGCCGATGGTCCGGCGGGCCCTCCTGGTCCCGAAGGTCCCGTTGGTCCTGAAGGCCCGCAGGGACCGGAAGGCACCGGCCTAGGTACGGGAGCTGCAACCGGCTTCACGGCTTATAAGGCCGCCAGCCAAGGCGTCGCGCATGCAACTTGGTCGAAGATCAATTTCGGTGCCATTGGTTACAACAACGGCAGCTTCTACAGCACCAGCAATAGCCGATACACGCCGCCCTTGGGCGAGACGATATTTGTGGCGTCGGTGTTCGCTACCGGGCTGGCGCTCGGCAGCAACTTGTACATCGCCATCTATAAGAACGGAACGTTGCTCCACTTCGCGACCAGCAACACGACCGACGGCTTTGCTCACATCACTTGCTACGATAGTGCCAGCGGCAGCGACTATTACGAGGTTTGGATTAACGGCCAGGCAGCCGACGCGTCGGCCTTCACGATACCTACCGGCAACAATGACGGCGTTTATTTCCAGGGCACGCAGCCGGTAGGGGCGCAAGGTCCGGCCGGTCCTCCGGGCGCGACTGGTTCCGGCTCTGGCAATGTCAACAACAGCGGCACGCCGAACGCAAACGAGGTTGCGCAATGGGTTACCGCGACTTCAATCAAAGGTGTGCCGCTGGCGACGTGGCGCACCACTCCAACATTTTATGGAGTGACAAGCTATCGATCATCGGTTGCAACACCTACGACCGGATTGGATGTGAACCCGGTAGCGGGGCAAACCCTGATCGCTGCGGCCGGAACAGATGCCGACATCGGGTTGGCCTTTAGTACAAAGGGCAATTCCGCTCTCACGCTTTACAATGCCAATTTTGGCCGGATATGCGCGCAGTTCACTTCCGCTCCCGGCACTGACACGTTTCCGACATTCGTTGGTGGCGTCGGCAATAGCACGCTTGCCAACAATCCGGCCGGCAATCCGATTGTCATGGGCTCGGACTTGCAGCTGACCATAGGGTCAACTGCCATCACGCAGAGTCCCGGAAACAATACGACCAAGGTTGCAACGACCGCATTCGTAACTGCGGCAGTTGCTGCTGCCGGTGGTGGTAGTGGCAAGCAAACGATCTGGGTGCCCGCTAGTGCAATGGTGTCACGCGCGACCAATGGCGCGGCACCGGGCACGATGGAGACCACGACCAACAAGAACATGATCCGCACGCTCGACTTTGATACCACAACGCAGGAGTTTGCTCAGTTCGAAATCGCCATGCCGAAGGGATGGAATGAAGGCACCATAACATTCGTCCCTATCTGGTCGCACGGTGCAACGACGACAAATTTCGGCGTGGTCTGGGCGTTGCAAGCGGTCGCCCGGTCTGACGATGACGCGATGGATGTGGCCTTCGGCACCGAGCAAGTCGTGGTCGAGATCGGTGGCACCACCAACGATCTTTATATCGGTGCGGAATCATCCGCGATCACCATTGGCGGATCGCCAGTAGAAAATGATGTGGTGCAATTTCAGGTCAAACGTAATCCGGCTCACGCGTCTGACAACATGGCCATCGACGCACGCTTGCACGGCGTGAAGGTACTCTACATCACCAATGCCGGGACGGATGACTGATGCTCGCGGTTACAAAACTTCTCAATGGCGGCGCGGGAGGCAGCGCCGGGGATTTCCCTGTCAGTTCTCTTTCGTTTCGCTACGGAACCTATTTACAGGCGACACTCACGACTGCCGTTGACAGCAAGGTTGGGACACTCTCGTTCTGGTTCAAGCGCGTCTACTGGGATACAGAAGAACGCATCATTGATTTTCCCGGTGGATTTAATCCATGCTGGATCGACGTCAACAACTATATAAATTTTGCAACTACTGATGTGACCGGCAGTACTAGTCCCTGCAACATTCGAAC